GGTGATGTTACACCAACAAAAAAATATTTGGAATATATGTTCAAATATTGGGCAAACAGAAACCGTTTTGACCCGTATAGTAGTAAAGATATTGTAAAAATGGTAAATAAATTTGATATGTTATTACCATACATTCAAAATAAAGACATATATAGTAAACAATATGAAGCAATCAACCAATTAGAGATAGTTGTTAATGAATCCGAAAAAATAAAATTAGAGAAGGAATTTATTCGTGAGGATCATGTTGATGTCATATTTGAAAACGATGACTTTCTACTATTGAGACCAAAAACATTTCAAGGTTCTAATAAATATGGTGCAAATACTAAATGGTGTACAACAGGACGAAATCAAAACTACTTTAAAGATTATATGAGGAGTTCCTTTTTGATTTATTTGATTTCAAAAAAAGAACGATCAAAAAACTATAATAAAGTTGCTTTTTTGACAGGTAAAGTTCACACATTAATTAATCCTATTAAAATTTGGAATCAAATGGATACCGAAATTAGTAATGAGGGAACATTAATTAAGAATGGATGGGGAGCGTTTGAGATGTTTGAAATTTTTTCAAAGATTAGAGCGTATTGTTATGAAGAAAGCTATAAAGAAACAATTAAAGGAGAAATTAATGGAGTTATTACAAAATTAGAGAGTATTGATCTTGATAATTTCTTTAAAAATATAGATACTTTAAATAACTTTGAGGGTGCAGGAAAAGAGTATAAAGAAAAATTAGATATTCTCTTAAATCGTTTGAAATTAAAAATAAATGTGTAACTTTGTGATATGAAAAATGGGATAAAGAATTTAAAAATATTTTTGATGTGGGTGTGTTTAATCGCCCTCACATCACTTTACGGTGAATATGTCGTAAGTAGAGAGGTAAACGGATACATCCAACTTTTAGGTTTCGTTGGGATGGTTGTATTATTTGGTTATGTAATAAGCGAAACAATTAAATTTTTAACAATTAATAAAAAAGAAAAGAATGATTAGTGTATTAGTATTAGTAGTATTTGTAATTGTGGGAATCCTTACCGCATTAAAAACAAAAGGAAGTATGTTCACAACAGAACAAGACAGATGGGGTGACAATCGTGAAAAACTTAATCCATCTTGGGTTATTAAACCAATCGCTATCGTAGTTGCGGGTATCGTAATCTCAATGTTTCAACCATTCGCAGTTGAAAAGATTGATGCGGGACACAAAGGTTTGAAGATTAATTTAGTTGGTGATCAACGAGGGGTGTCAAGTTACCAATATAAAACAGGTTGGGTATTTTATAACACTTGGACAGAACAAGTATTAGAGTTTCCTACATACCAACAACACATTGAGTATGAGGATCAAGCAGTGATTCTTAAAGGTGGATTCTCGGCAACGATTAAACCAACATTTAACTACTCATTAAGAGAAGATGCGATTGGCGATATGTTTGTTAATTTGCGTAAAGATATAAAAGAGATTGAACAGAATTGGTTAAAGAATGCAATTATCGGAGCAGTTAATGATGTTGCGAATACTTGGGAAGTTGATAGTATTTTTAATCACCGACAAGCGTTTGAAGGAGCTATTGTAACAGAATGTAACCTACGACTAGCTAAATGGTTTAATGTTTCTCAATTACGAACTAACATTGTACCACCTAAAGAATTACAAGAGGCGATTATCTCTAAAACAAAGGCAATCCAACAAGCCGAAGCGTCTGAACAACAAGCAATTGCTGCGGTGTCTGAAGGAAAACGAAAAGTGGCAGTCGCAAAAGCGGATTCCGCAGAAACAATCATCAACGCTAAAGCATCGGCATTGGCAATTAAGTTGAAACAAATGGAGTTGACTCCGATGTATATTGAATATACAAAGGCAAGTAAATGGGACGGAGTTTTACCAACCACAGTGGCAGGTGGTTCAGGAACATTCTTAAACATTAAATAATGATGAAAGGACTTATCGGGATGGTGACAGTATTTGTTACCATCCTTTTGTTAACAGGTTGTTGTAGTGACGAAGAATATTACAAACAAAAATTTAAATTTAAACCTGGCGAATTTGTAACACATAAAGTCAGTGAGGATAAGATTTTAATTACAGATACAATACGATTCCACGAACCAGGTTGTGAATGTAATGATGTGACATTGTATTATGATGGTGTAAATTCGGTGGAGAATGATAATCGTTATGACGAAATTGAATTAAAAAAATAAGAAATGGCAGACACATTAAATTTGGTAAATCCAGAAGACACATTATCTTGTAAATACGAGATTAGTAAATTTCCTGACGGACAACAATCTGTTAGAATTGTTGAACACAATAACGAAACTTTTGAAACTATTAGAAAACAAACTCACGGGATTACAATCAAATCTCGTTTGAATGACTTCAGAGATTTAGAGTTGATTATCTGTGCAACACAGGCACTTAAAGAAATTGGTGTAAAAACTATTCGTCTTTATATTCCATATTGTATTGGTGGAAGAAGTGATAGGAAGTTCCAAGAAGGGGGAATCAACTACATTAAAAATGTTATTGCACCAATCATTAATTCTCAAGGATATGAAAAAGTAACAATAATGGATAGTCATTCAGATGTGATTGAGGCCTGTATCAACAACTTTGAAAAGGTTGACAATATAAAATTAGTTCAAGACGCATTGTTTCATTATTGGGTTAATGATGGTAAAATCATTAGTGATATGTCAAACATTGTCTTTTTATCACCTGACGCTGGAGCACTTAAAAAAGTTTACAAAGTCGCCGATAATTTCCAATCTAAATGTGATGTGGTTGTTTGTTCAAAACACCGAGACATCAATGGTAAATTAAGTAAAACTACCATCCCTTTAACTGAAGAATTAATGGATAAAGATTTATTTATTGTTGACGATATATGTGATGGAGGTGGGACATTCATTAATCTTGCAAGAACAATCAAAGAAAACGAACAATTCAAAGGAAGAATTTATTTAATCGTTACTCACGGAATATTCAGTGCGGGATTTGAAACACTTTCAGAGTATTTTGATAGAATATATACGACAAATAGTATTAAGGATATTCAAGACGGGACTATCGTTAATACTTTCAGTAAACACAAAACAATTCACGAATTGGTTAAACAATTAAATGTTTTTAAATAATGAGTAATACTGAACATCACATAGGAAAACTACGCAAAGTTGATTTAAACGAAGGATATTCGGTTGAAGATTGGTGTAGAGAAAAATGTCAAGACGCAGGTGTTCCCACAATGATAGAACATTACGATTCTTGGAAAGAAACATTACAATATCACTTAAATCTTTCTGAAACCTATTTTTTTGTTGAAGATGAAATATGGGAAGCGTTTGATCATGTGAAACTTGATGGCGATGATGACATTTACCAAATAACCCAAAATGAGGATGGAACATTATCATTCATTATGAGATTTTACAATGGGGGAACCTGCTTAACTGAATGTATTGAAGAAGAAATTATAGAACTAAAAAAATAAAAATATGAAAAACAATCCTTTATTGATGACAGATGGTTATAAAACATCACATCATAAAATGTATCCTGAAGGGACAACATTGGTTTATTCAAACTTTACACCAAGAAGTGTAAAAAGAATGCCGGAAACGGCAAAAGACATCGTGGTATTTGGTATTCAATACACTATCAAATATATTAACGATCTTTATAATGAAAACTTTTTTAGTAGACCGAAAAATGAAGTTGTTGGTGAAGCTAAACAATTTTTAAGTAGTTATTTAGGTGTTGATTATGATTGCACACATTTTGAAAAACTGCATGACTTGGGGTATTTACCAATTAAAATTAAATCATTACCTGAAGGGTCAATTATTACCGAAAAAATTCCGATGATGACAATTTATAATACTCATCCTGATTTCTTTTGGTTACCGAACTTTTTGGAAACATTAATTTCTAGTTTAATATGGAAGCCAGTACATTCCGCTTCATTGGCGTATGGGTATAAAAAAGTCCTTTTGGGACACGCAAATAAAACCGATAAAGGTAATATTGGATTTGTTGATTTCCAAGGACACGACTTCTCTTTTAGGGGTATGCAACATCCTGAATCAGCAATTAGTTCAGGACTTGGATTTTTAACTTCTTTTAGTGGGACGGATACAATTCCAACACTACAAGCGGCGAAATATTACTATGGTGATAGTAATGTTGCTTTTTCAGTTCCGGCATCAGAACACGCAGTTATGACGGCATATGGCAAGGAAAACGAGATTGACGGGTTCAAAAGATTGATGAAACAATATCCAACGGGTATCTTAAGTGTGGTTTCGGATTCATTTGATTTGTGGCAAGTTTGCACAAAATTTGTGTCTGAATTAAAAGATGAGATTATGGCTCGTGATGGTAAATTGGTTATTCGTCCTGATTCAGGTGATCCTGTTGACATTCTTTGTGGGTTAAATTCAATTTCTTACCCTAAATTTAAGGATGATGATTATCAAGAATTATTTTGGGATCACGATACATTTACTTTTGATTATCAAGGTGTTTTATATGATTTTGATGGTGAGGTTGTTGAAGAATTGTTAATGGAGTATGGTGAAAGTGCACTTGATGTCTTGAGAGATTTTGATGATTTGTTAAACCATAATGTAATCTCAAAAAGTAAAGTACAACCAACGAATTCACCTGAATATAAAGGTGTTATTGAATTACTTTGGGATGTATTCGGTGGAACAATCAACGAACAAGGTTACAAAGTTCTTGATTCTCACATTGGAGCAATCTATGGTGATTCTATCACGATTGACAGAGCGAACCAAATTTGTGGAAGATTGGAAGCAAAAGGTTTTGCTTCAACAAATGTTGTTCTTGGTGTCGGATCTTATTCAATGGGGTACGCAACAAGAGATAATCAAGGTGGTGCGGTTAAAGCAACGTATGTTGAATTAGAAGTTCCAACATATGGTGACTTTGCAGATCAAGGATTGAACAGACAAATCGTTGGTAGAGAAATCTTCAAAGATCCAATCACTGATGATGGAACAAAGAAATCGGCAACAGGATTACTTCGTGTAACAACAGGTGAAGATGGTTATAAATTAGTGGATCGTCAAACTTGGGAGGAAGAACAAACAGGTGAGTTAAAACCAATTTATGAAGATGGTATATTCTATAACCTAACAACCTTAACGGAAATTCGTGAACGACTTAAAAAATAAAAAATGATAAGGAATTTTAGTTTTGTAATCTTTGTTGTGATATTAACGGGATTACTCTATGGTGTGATAATATATTTTTTATATTCGGAAAGTAAAGTTTGTGATGAATTAGTTATTATGAATGACGGAACACAAATTGAGGCAACTCAAGTATCGTCATATCAAAATGGTGTGAGTAA